GCCGTGGAAGTCATGGAGCTGATGGCCTTCATGGTCACGATGGCAGGAGGCCCGCTTGATGTGATGTCATCCACCTGAAAGGATCCGCAGGAAAGTGAAAGACCCCCCAGGTCGCCCCATGCCGAGCACTCAATCTCCGCCTTTACCCGGGAGCCCTTCTCAGGAAACCAGTCTCCGGACCAAAGCCCGGCAGTGTCCTCCAGGGTGACCTGAAGATCATCCGCCTTGCCCGATGAAAAATCGGAATAGGTCATGTTCTTTAAATAAGGTGAGATCTCTTTTGAGATGTCCTTGCCTTCAAAATTCAGGTTCAGTCGTGCTTTTCTCATCATGCTTTCCAGGGGGGTAAAACGGTTTCGGTTCTCTTTTCCGTGTCCGGGATCACCAGCTCAATCCCTGCGCTGAAGACCACGGTCTCCCGGTGCTCCGGGTTGACCGCAATCAGCCGGGCCATGTGCATCTCGCTTCCCATGCGGGTCAGGGCGATGGCATCCCACATGTCGCCCTGCCGTGTGGTGTATGAATCAGGCAAACGCGCGCCTCCTGTCGTCGTGGTGAATATCCGTCATAACCTTCCGGACTCGCTCTTCGCTCTCCATCATGCTCTGATCCGCCGCCGCCTTGACTTCGGCAACGTTGGAGCCGTTGGCCGTGATATTAATCTGGGGTTTGTACTCAATAGCGGTGCTGGAACTGTTCATGGCCGCCGGGGAAACCTCTGGAAATTTCACAGGGGCCACGCCCTGGCTCTGTCTCTCAGGGAAAGGCACCACATTATCCGGGGGCGTGGGAATGTTCCCGGCGACATTGCCCACCTTTGCCGCCTTTTCTGCTGTTTCAGTGTCTTCATCACTCCCGAAGCCAAAAAAGCGGCCTCCGATTTTCATGAATTTCTTGATCTTTCCCCATATGGAGTCCACCAGCTTCTGGAACGGTTCGAACTTCTTGTAAAGAACAGCACCAAGCCCCACCAGGATGGCCACACCGCCGACAATCAACCCGATGGGGTTGGCGTTCAGAGCCACGTTCAAGGCCCATTGTGCTGCTGTCATGGCATAGGTGCCGATGGCTGCTGCCTTCTGAGCAGCTGAAAGGGCCACGGTTTTAATCGTTGAAGCCGACATGCAAAGATTCACCAGCTGATACATTTTCTTAGCCTGGAGCAGGCCGCTGCTGACAAAGGTCCAGGCGTAGCCACCCGCCACAGCTGCGGTGGTCAAAGCAATGGTCCCGCCGGTGAGGATTCCCACCACCTTGGTGAGGTTGGGGAACTTTTCGGCTGCTGCCGTCAGGCCCCGCGTAACAAAGGCAAGGCCATGGGCCGTGGCAGTGATCACCGGAGTCAGGGTATTGCCGAAGACAATGGCAAGGCCCTCCGCAGCAGAGCCCAAACCCTTCATGGCCCCCACGGTGGTGTTGTCCATCACCTTGGCGATGGATTCAGCCGTGGCTTTTCCTTCCCTGACTTTCTTGACGTATGCCTCAATGCCGTCTTCACCGGC